CATTTGGGTTATCTAATGTATGAACTAATGAACCCGTAGTAACATTAAAGATATATGCTTTACCTGAACTAAAGGTACCTGCTTCGTCTTCATATTGCGCACTTACAATAGCATAGTTACCTGATATTGCTACTGCGCCACCGAAATAATCAGATGTCGATGCACCATAAGGATTTGGATTATCTAATGTATGAACTAATGCACCTGTAGTGACATTGTAGATATATGCCTTTCCTGAACGTGTACCATCAGCATCTTCCTCCTCCTGTGCACCTACAATAGCATAGTTACCACTTATAGCAACTGAGATCCCAAAAAAATCAGATTGTGGTGTGCCATAAGCATTTGGATTATCAAGTGTATGAACTAATGCACCTGTAGTAACATTAAAGATATATGCTTTACCACTATTATTACCAACTGCATCGTCTTCGTATGATGCGCCAATAATTGCATAGTTACCACTTATAGCAACCGAAACACCAAAATAATCACTATCTACTGTGTCGTATGCATTTGGGTTATCTAATGTATGAACTAATGCACCTGTAGTAACATTAAAGATATATGCTCTGCCTGAAGATATGGCTCCTATAGCATCGTCTTCAAATGGTGTGCCAACAATGGCATAGTTACCATCAATTGCTGCTGAGTAACCAAATCGATCACTATTACTTGTATCAACTGCATTTGGATTATCTAATGTATGAAGTAAATTTCCAGTTGTTACATCAAATATATATGCTTTACCTGAACTAAAACCACCCGCATCGTCTTCTTTATCTGCGGTTACAATTGCATAGTTGCCACTTATAGCAACTTGTTGACCAAATCTATCACCATCACTTAAAGCAAATGAATTTGGATTATCAAGTGTACGAACTAAAGAGCCAACTACTGTGTTTGGACGTAATTCTATATTAGTATTAGGTGTAGTTGTTGAAATAGTATTAAAATCTATTTTTAAATCGTCAGTTGCTATTGATGTGGCAAAAATATTACCTGCAGAACTCAAAAACAGGTCATTACCAAATGCAGTAATATTACTATTTTGTATTGTAAAGTTTGAAATATTAGTATAATTTGTTGATATTAGATTTGATGATCTAAAAGGATTTGTAGTAGCAGGTATACTCAAATCGTCGTCTACTGCTTGTGTATTAATGCCGATGCCTTTGTTAGCAGTGCCTTTATTAGCAGCTTGGTAATTAGGATCACCATCGTCAAATTCATTGCCAAGTACTGTAGGAGCATCTACATTTGGATCAACTTTTAAATAAAGTAAGTCTGTATCAAACGCAAGATCAACACCTTGACGTAATAGATTGTCTTTTAAGACGCCTCCGCCTATACGACCATTTTGTGATTCTGGCATTTAATAACTCCCTCTGACATAGTATTTATTTTTATAAATTAGATAATTCTGTCCAAGTATGGCATTATATATTTTTTATTAATTTCTCTACTAATTTCTCTACTAAAATGATGACCATCGGGATATATAGTTTTGTCTTCTCTAGCTTCGTACAGATTTTCATAACCATAAAGATTATTAGCTAAATCCTTTAATGTTTTATTTGTGATTATTCTAAATGAATGTTTTTTGAATTCTTTTTTAGCACGTTTATTATATATAATTGGATTGTCGACACTAAACCATAATATCGATTGTTTTTTGCTTTTTATAAATCCGTCTAAAGTAATCATTTTAGACACTATATCTTCTCTTTCCATATCAATGTCGCATTCTAAATGTATTTTTGCTAAACTTTTCTTTGTAGAATCTAATGCCATTTTAAGTGGACCGGCATGATAAATGTAATCTGCCCAAGAACCTAGACTTGTTGCAATTTCTTCTTGAAATTCTGGCCAAAAATCTCCTTGTAACCCATCTATCATATGCCAAGGTTTATATTTTATAGATTCGTCGTGTAAAAAATATTGGTATCTTCCATGGGAAGGCATTTCACACAAATATAAACATCTCTCAGCAAAATGCTTGTTAATTGCACCATGTAATCTTGTAAAATAACTATCTATTCCTATACTGTACACTGAATAATTACTAAATTTTATTTTATATTTTTCTAAAATAACAGATTCTAAACTATTAAATCGAGGCATTCCATGGCTTGTACCTAATAATATGACTCTATCAAAATTATTCATTTTTATTTGTCTAAATTATGAATAACAGTTACTGGCTTTCCTGTAGGAACTGGGCTAGTAAATTTAATCCACCAACCTGTATCTGATTGTGTATAAGGTGCATTTGGACCTTCTTCTGCACCACCCGATGTAATTTCTGCTGTTTGATGTATTGTATAGTTTGTAGTTGGAATCTGTACAACGTTTTCGATTAGTACAATAATATTATTTTCACTTGCAGGTACTGGATACAACGGATGTTGACTATTTAATTCTCCAAATACAGTTTCGTCACCTAGTAGATTACCTACACCTAAATTTTGCCATACAACACCCGGATCTTGATTAGGTTCTTTAAATCTTACATATCTCCAGGCGCCATTTTGATATGCTTCTAATTGATTAGCGTCGGTATTGTATCTTATGTGTCCATTAGTCGGAGTTGCAGGGCGCTCGCTATCATTAGTAAGAGTAACTTCATCTGCTAACTTAGGTCCGCGGCCTTTTGGCACTAACATTACATTTGTACTGTCAACAATTACTTGATCGTCAACATCATATTTTACGCCTTTACCGTAAATATTTCTTAAATTTGTATTTTGTGCCTTAATCAATCTCATATTAAACTTCCAAATAACTTACTGTTACAGTAAAATTTGTATATCCTGATAGTGTAACTGTTCCTGTTCCTACTGCTGGTGCATTACTCATTATAAATGTTGTTCCTGGATTACTATCTGCTGCACCGTAAAGTGTATAATTAGTTGAGCCAGTTGTAACAATTTCGTATTCTTTGCCATCTTTCATTGTTGTAGCATTTACTGTTGGAAATGAAGAAGTAGGATCAGCAAAAAATACAACTGAATCGCCTTCATCTAGTACAATTTTTTCACTGTCAAAAGTAAAAGTTTCTCCTGCAGGTAATGTAAGATTGTTTATAACTCTTGTATTATAGTTATCAGTTGGTTCTCCTTGTGGTACAAGATGCATGTCAAAATTTGCTGTTCCACTTGTACCGGTATTACAGACTAAAATATTTGTAATTGCATAAGTTTTACCTGCGGGCACTGTTAGTACTGTAGTAAACGTTGTGCTTTTTAAATGTTCGTTTGTTATAGCCATTTCTAATCCTTAAAATAACATTCCAAATAGGAGTGCTCTATTTTTACTTACTAATTCGTCTCTGTTACCCTCGTCATTTGCGAAAAATATTCCTGACTTTCCGGTATATTGATCTGTAACATATATTTTTGTTCCGTCTAATGGTGCCGGCGGTGATAAACTAGGATCATCGTCACTTGGTGCTCTATTTAAATGTAAAGTATCGTCAATTCTAATACTACCAGTGCCTGATGATTTTAAAACTAAGTCTTCGTTACTTGTTAAAGTATCTATTGTAGTTCCTTGTATTCTTAATTCATCAAATTCCCAACGATCTCCGTATAGTCTACTTACAATGTCGCCGTCAATTGTAAAAGTTATAACACTATCAACACCTGAATTTTCTTCGTCATCAATTTGTATACTTGACGGTGTTAAAAGACCATCGCCGATTTGACGTAAGAAAACATTTGCAAAGTTATAAGCAACATAATCAGCTACTGATTGTGCGTTTGGTACAACATCAGCTTTTGCAGGATCATACCCTATCAAGTTTCCTAAGCCGTCATATGAAAAAACTTTTCTTTCATAGTCTACTGTATTAAGAACTTGTACTGCACTTGTGCCTGCATTTAATAGTAAATTTTCACTTCTTGAATCGATTTCATTTGTAGCAAACGAAATTAAATTTGTAGATTCGTCTACTACAATAAAACCGCCTACAGCTTCGTCATATTTTAAAAAAGCGTCAGGTTCTAAACCTCTATTAATCTTGATACCAGATTGTCCGTCTCTTGTAATTCCAGCGCCAGTTTCGTTTTTGTTTAATTCAATTATATTGTCTTCAATAACCAAGTCAACAGTGTCAACATTTGTAGTTGCACCTAAAACTGTTAAATTACCTGTAACAACAACTTCGCCGTTTATATCAGTATCTAATGTAATAGACCCGCCCGGCTGTACGGTAATTTTATAATTTCCATTTGGTACACTTAAATATTTTGACATTATAGTTCCTCAAAGTAAGTAGGGGATTTCTCCCCTACTAAACGTTTATTAGCCGTCGCCTTCAAAGTCGTCTGCATTAGTGAACGAATCGTCGTCACCAGCTTCTTCCATTTCAACCACTGTACCGGTACCTGTGAAGTCCCAGTTGATTTTAGAACCACTGTCTAGTGTTACCATGCGTCCTGCAATCTTAGTTACTTGACGTGGTGTTCCGTTATCGTCAACAGTAATTGTCATTTCTTCTGCTAAAACATCAGCAGAATCTTTGTCTACTAAGAAACAATCTCTTGTAGCAGTACCGTCTGTGCAACGGAACTTTTTAGAACCTAGTTGCTTAACGATCCAACCGTTTACTGAACCTGTACCATTGTGAAATTGTACTTTAATTTCGTTACCACCTGCTGTAGGTTCGCCGAAAAATCTTTTATTAATTGGTCTTCCCATTTGTTTTCTCCTTATTAGAAGTCCGATGCGGGTTCTAGCCGCTACGCTGTGGGTACAGCATAAGTCCGCCTTGCGGCACACTATCTGACACAAGTATTTATCAATTATAAAGAGTTGCGTCTAATACCTAGCGCACGGCTTGCAGGATACAAATCTATGCTTACACTGTTGTCTTGATTACCGCCAAGAATTGCATACATAGTTCCATTATTTGTTTCTATCGATCTAATATAAAAACCAACGTGTCCTTGCCAACCTTGATTGCCTCTTGGGAATACAACTAAATCTCCTGCACGTATTTCTTCTTTTGTAATTTTATCGCCCCAAGTTAAGAATGAACGAGCCATTAGTGGCACATCGCTTACACTTTCACTGCCTGGTATTCCGCTTTCATTAAGGACAGCATTTACAAAAGCAGCACACCATTCTGTATGCACAGGATCAACACCTGTGTATTCGCGAAGTTCTACTCTATCACGATATTCTTGGAGTCCGATTTTTTCTGCTGCAATTGCAACAGCTGGAGGCTGTGTAGTTACAGGTTCACATGCTGTTAAGAATAAAACAGCAAAAGGCATTGTTAATTTTTTCATAAAATATTTATAAAGAAAAAGCCCGCACAGTGGCGGGCTTTATAATAAAGGGTGGGTGAAGGACTTGGGTTTACCTCCAACTAAGCGTCTAGATACCTTTCATCTATATCGCCTAGAACCTCAGTTCTGCTTAGTATCGCAGTGTGCGTACTGCTTGTCTCCAAACTCTACGCCGGGCACTACCCCTAACCAAGTGCGCTTATCTCCTCTAGAGTGGAAATTATTAGCGCCAACCCATATAACAACGTCTTGTTATATTATTAATATAGCATCAATAAAATAAAAGTCAACCACTTTTTTTAAAAAAAGTCAAAAAAATAGGCCCCGTAGGGCCTATTTTCTCTTTACTACTAATATAAAACTTAGCTAAATGTTACGCCCGCTGCGATTGCAACATTACCTAAGTAATCAGCTGCGTTACCAAGTGATGACGCAGTGTTGTTTAGCTCAACATAACCATAACGTGTCATGAATGATACGGTTGGTTCGAATGAGCTTGGATCTAGTACAACACCTGAGCTCATTAGTGGGATGTATGGGCAGTAGAATGCCGCTGCATCTGATTCACTTGAGCCTTTGTAACCAATTAGTACTGGTGCATCGTCTGCTGCATATGTGTTTACATATACTTTCATTGCGTTGTTCAATGTACCAACCATTTTAGTGTTAGTTGGTGCTTCGAATGAACCTTCAGTTGTACGTGCAAACGCTGAAGTAGTTGCTGACTGTAGGATAGTTAGTGCAAATGGTGATACCACTGCCCAGTTACCTGCGCCTCTACGTGTACGCTGCGCGATCAAGTTTGATACTCTGTTGATTTGAACTGCAAGTGCTGCATGCTCGTCACCAACGAAAGTAGCTGTACCTGATACTGCTGTTTGGTCGTATGTTTGTGCTGCTGTTCCTGAAAGTGTTACAAGCGAACCAATAACTTCTTGGTCAATCTCAGCAGTAATTTCTTGTGCAAGTGCTGCCATGATTTCAGCTTCAACATCAATACCATGCATTGACTGTGCATCTTGAGCAGCTTCAAATGTCCAGCGAGCTGACAACTTACGTGTCTTCGCTTCGACAGTCTGCTTTAAGATTTGGATAGACAATTTACGTCCAGCCGCACCTTCAAGTGCTGATGTAGCTGCTGCTTTACCTGCATCGCCGTCACCAGCATATGCTTCAGCAATTTTGAATGGGCTTAGTGCTTCTTCACCTGCTGTTGTGTTGTCTGATCCTGCAGCAGTCATGTCTTCTGCATAACGTACACGTAGTGTGTGGATTTGACCCACTGGACCAGTCATTGGCTGTACACCAACTAGTTCGTTAGCAATAACAGTTGGCATAACACGTCTGATAACTGGTAGGATAACACGGTTAAGTGTTGCTACGTTACCTGCTGATGTTGCGCCAGCGCCCGCTGCTTCTGACAAATACTTGCGAGTATTTTCTAATGTTGCAGACATTACAGACTTCTTGTTGCCTTGCAGGCCTTCAAGAAGAGCGTTTTTAGTGTCTGACCAACGTGATTCTAATAGTTCTGACATCATAATCTCCTTAATTTAATCCAGCAAGACGTCTAATGTCTAAAACATTTGATTCGTCTGCTTTATTTTGTGTCATTGGTTTTGTTTCGGTTCTGTTGCCTGTTACTTCTGTGCCTTCTGTAATTACTGCCTTGCGCTTTGCTGGAGTATTTCCGTCGATAACCGATGGCAGATACTTGTCGAAAGATTTTTGTAATCTGTCGGTTTGTACTGATTCCAGTAAGTCTGTCATGATTTCTCGCTGATCTTTGCTTAGTGGCGAAATCAACTCATTCATAATTTTTTCACGCTTTGCAGATTCAATTAAACGTTCTTTATCTTTGTTTACTGATTCTGCAAGTGTTTTTGCTTTTGTAGCAAATGCTTTAGCTTCAGCTAGTTGCTTGTCTTTAGCAGCTAGTACGCCCATTAGCTTTTTAACTTCTGAATTTTCATTCAAATGTGAAGTTGTATATTCGTTTGCAAATGCTTCAAATATTTTACGACCAAAGTCGTTTCTACGTGCTGAGTCAATATCTTCTTTAAGTGAAGTAATTTCACTCTTAAGTGATTTACCAACCATTTCAGATACTGCTGTAGCACTTCTTTCGATAAAGTCTTTCTTAACTTTAGCGAAGTGTGTCTTAGCTTCACGTACTAGACGTACTTTTGTTTCAGCTAGATCTTTTTTGTCTTCGTTAAACTCTGCAATCTCACCTGCTAGTGATTCGACAACAAATTCTTCCAACTTAGCATAGTTCTCAGCCATTGCTACTTTGTCTGCACGAAGTTCTGAAATTTCTTTTTGTAGTTGCTCTACTACAAAGTTTTTCAGTAGATCTGCATTTTCACGCTGTGCAACAGCATATTTTGCTTTTGCTTCAGCTAGTTGTTTGCGATCCTCTGCAAACTCTGCAATCTCTTCTGCAAGACGCTCAGAAAGTAACGAGTCAATAGCTTCAACCATAGTTGATTTATCGTGCTCATACTTTTGTGCAAATTCTTCACGTAACTCAGCAGTTACCTGCATTTTGTTTTCTTGAACTTTTGCTTCCCAAGCTTCTTCAATTTGTTCTCTTATCTCAGATGAAACAACATCATTTTCAAATAGCGTTTTTAGTGCATCTATCATTACATTCTCCTGTTTCATTGGAGTTTACTGATTATGTTAATCAGTGATTCCTTAAGATACTTTTGTGCCTTGTGGTCTTCTTTTGTTGCCTGTGCTAATTCGTATGCCTTATATCCGCCACGAGCGTTCATAAGGTGCTCATAGATTGGTGTAGGATATGCACCAGGGGCGCTAGGCTGTGCTACAACGTCCACGGTGATTATTTC